GACACGATAAAGGACCTGTCCTGGCTTTGCTGGTGTTGAATTGATTCTTGAGATTGTCATTTGTACCTCCTAGAAATTGGCTCATTGGGGAGCCGTTAAAATATTAGTTATGTATTGCATTTTTCAAAGAAACTGCGATAGCATACTCAACTATTAGTTGAAGCTCGTAAGCTGAGAAATGATCGAACATTCCAAACGTAAGTTGATTGAGTGCTTCCAAAATTGTTTTATGACTATCAAGACCTTCTTTTCCTGAATCACAATTCTCAAGGACTGAGATGATTTTTGCTTTATCTTCTTTAAGGTGGGAGTTATCTGATATAAGAATTTTTTCAATCGGTGAACGCTTTGTTTTATCAACGATGCTTGCGATTAGTGTTTTTGTTGTGCTTGTCATTTGGACCTCCGGTTTGCGGTTATTGGGAACCGCGTTAAAAAACTTTATTGTCATTTGCTTACGACTTAATTATACTCTATGCCTTATCTAAAGTCAATAGATATTTCCACTATATCTAACAAACAGGCAACGCGACCTGTTTTGACGGGTTTTTGGCAGACATAATTGAATACTTCGAAGCTGTCCCGCATGTTTGCTATATTACTATGTATATACCTTGCAACCTGCATTAGGAAATTAGACTGATATATGATTGATCCGCTTTCATCTCTAACCTGGAACTTTTGTGGTGCCATGTCATTATAGTTGGTTGCCATTGTTGTGCCCCTTGTTTAAGTACATACTAAATATACTATCGCGGCACTTCAAAATGCAAATTATTTTAGGACTGTCCTCATATAAAAATCGGAACAGATATAACGATAACAGAATCAATAAGTTACGGAGCAAAAAAAACTTCCTTTTTTTTAAGGATTGCCTTGTATTGTGGCCATAGCTTGACAGAAGGGCAAAAAAATAGGGAGCCGGCAATACCAGTTCCCCTATACATTATATACACAAGTATATATCTTACTCAGTCATCGTCATCCGGGATACCCAGAAGTTTCCTTGCTACTTGACAGAGTGGCAATAAGACAGCGTCATCCACTTTTGTTTCTGTTTCTTCAATACGGTCTTCGATAACATCAAGGAAAGCATCGCAGGCTTTCTTGACAGTATCTTTATTGCCTGCAGAAATTATCATAGGCAATAACTTTCCAATAACTCGAAAACGTCTACGCGCACTTCTTGACATAACAGACCTCCTAATTAAATTGTTTGGTAGGACTTTCCATTATCATTAGATTTTAAAAATGGCTCTCTCCTCAAAAACATATTTGAGATATCTTCTTGGTAAATCACATTTGGAGAATTGCTTATATGTAGCCAATGTGTATTCCGTTTCTCGAGAATGACTTGACCGATATGCACATCTCCATCTGGCAACGCGATTATACTTTTTTCTTTAACGAAATAGGGTTTCAATAATTCAAAAGCTTCTACAGCACCACAAGATGGAACAACATCTCCGGCTCCTACAGAATACTGATAATACTTTCCATACTTGCGTATCTTTGCAGAGCTTCTCAACTTGACTATATTCCCAAACAAATGATCGCTGGTTTCTGACGGATTGTATCCCAACTTTCTAAGACGATTCAGATCACTGGGGAAGAGAACGCCGGATGAAATTTTCATAGGAACAGGCTTGCCCAACTTCTTAGATAAGAACCTGCGAATTGGTTCAAAAATAAATTCGCATAAAGATTGCATCATGTGTATCTGCACAGGAGTCAGAATGTGGTGGTCTCTATCGCATAATTCTGAGTATAGAAAATGTTCTGATAATCTCATAATCATATTACCCTCCCAACTTCATATAAACCAAAACAAGAGCACCAATAATTACGACCAACTGCAAGACCAAACTTGCCATCCCTGCAATTACCCAATTCTTCATTCCATCAATCCTTTCGTGTGCTCTGTCAATAGCTCGCCAAGATTCTTCATCGCTTTTCTCAAGGCTATTCAATCTTACAGCATGTCCACTATGCTCCATACAAAAATCCCTGTCGCCCATTCTCTCTCCATCATCTAAGGTATATACAAAGGATTATCTTGGACATCAAATGGATCTACTTTAAAAGCTATCCTTGTGATATTTACCTTCACCGTTCCGGCTCCAGCATCCCCAATTCTGTATCCCATATTTATCTTTCCATCTGCATCTGTTTTCACATTCAATTGAAATCGTGCAGTTTCACCATCTCCACCAGATACTTTAATAACCGCTCTACCATCTGACATATCAGTATCTATATTGTTTGCGCTTATCCTAGCAAGAAACGCTCCTGCAACACTGTTATATATTTCTACATAAAGTTTAGCTTCGCAAACTGTCGGGGGAGCTTGAATAAGAATGATATTATTTTGAGACGTCAATGGATACGCTGTTATAATAACACCCTGTCTAGTTGGGTATATCCAATCTCCAAGAGGTGCCTTATTTGTGGTCGTGAATTTAAACGGAGATCCGCCAGCTTGTGCCTCTACAATCCCAACCATCCTGTAAACATTGTATCCCGATTCTGCCAGAAGGTTATTTGCAATCTTAGAACTATCAAGACCAAAATCTACCTCCCCTGTAGACACTTTCATAATACAGAATACATAGTACCAAGTATTCGCTGAGATCGAGACCGCGCTCGGGATACCATTACCACCATCCCCAGCGGTCCAAGGTGTAAGACCAGCTTTTAAAATACTAGGACCACCTTGGCTCCCCATAAAATATCCGCCAAACTTATCAATGCAACTTCCATCATAGACACGAAACCCATCAAGACCAGAATCATATCTACCATAGGCAAAGAGACCATTCGTCATCCTTGGAGACATCTTTGCATTTTTCTTCCAAAGAGCTTGATCCAATTGATTCATCTGAGCAAAAGTTTCTGTGTCGGCATTTAAGGAAATACCTTCATTCTCAATTACTTGACAAATCTCTTCCTGGATGGAATTCATTTCCTCATGTCGCGCTTGTGTTGCATCATTAACAGGAGGGTTCTCATCCTGGTAATATGTTTTTCCGCCTTGCAATAAATAACCATCTCCAAGTGTTCTGTGCATACCTGCCTCCTATATCCATATTATAATCGTATGTGCAGGAGCTATCTCCCCAATACGATACTGTAAATATTCCAAACTTACCGTGTCTAACGATATGACTTCTATTGTCCATTTATACTTTGAGTGAAGAGACCACAATCTTGATCCATCAATCCCCTCAACTGGCATCCTGTCAACACGATTCTTATCTACCCTGAAGATACTAGTATATCCAGCATATTCCTGTATCGTAATAACAGCACCGAGTTTCGCGGCATATTCTATAAAGAATTCTTTACTCTGTCCTGAGTAATTAGCTGTATACTTTGCATGTGCAATCTGTGCTCTTTCCTCTACGGACTGATAAGGAAGAGGAACATCATCTGGCAAGCCAAGATCAGTTTCCCACCTGTCAAGTAAAGACCGAGATAGTCCGGGAACAGCTTCCCGTCTCAAGTCTGTTACTGCATCTTCAAATTTCTCAAGCTCTACAGCAAAAGCCATTAAGAGTTTCCCTAAATATTTTGTAAATATCATGGTTGGAAAGTCCCCATTATATAGATATGCGAGAATCCATTTTCTCCAGCTCCACCATTAACTGCCAGCCATAAATTCTCATTATTATTAAAAGATGAACCAGGAGTAGACCAAGCATCTTCTCGTATCCAAGCAGACCCATTCCAATAATAAGCCCAGATAATACCACCACCATCCCGGACTATTTTCATTCTTTGTTCTGCTGGACCAGAAGCCATTGTAAACTGTCCACCATTTAAACCATAGATAACACCATTCCAAAAATAAGAATCAAATCTGAATGTAGAAGCAGTGTTATAGAATTTAAAATGTACAGAGTTATTTCCGCCAGCACTCCGCCAGTATCCAAAATGGATTTCAAATTCTCCAGCCTTCACACTTGACGGATGCGTAGGATATAGCCAATCGTCATTATTTGTTGGAGATTCAGCATAATTCTCACCAGCTTCTGTCTCAATTCCCCATCCACTTTTGAATTGCGCATCCCATGCCGGATTCAGAACGCCGCCATCAAAATCGTCATATATAAGCAAATTATTCCAAACACCGGCATCAGATACAACCTCTCCAGATACTATCCCAATAGGAGTAATAAACTGAGAATTAACAATAATTGGACTTCCAAAATTTTCCTGTGATTCAATACCAGAAGGTTCTGAAATAACCTGTCCAAAGAGTACAGAAGGAACACCAAAAGCTTCTGCGCTTACAATACCAATAAGCTCCACATCTTGTGCTGGTAAAACATAGGCAAGCCCAAAAGCCTCGCTAGATACAATACCATTAGGAGTGATATATACCTCGCCTGACGATACCGTATGGCGTCCGAAAGCCTCGCCAGATACGATGCCTACTGGTTGTATATCAATTTCATTTGGGAGCGGTATTTGCCATGCTATGCCTCTGGGGAGGAGAGCACGCAAAGAGCGCAGATAATCCCAACGATCAAAAAACCTTTGTGGAATAAGTTCTTGCAGGTATGCCATTTTATAGATCTCCAAAGGTTATAGAATCAAGCCAAGGATAAGCGTATCCCGTCAATACAATATCTTCAATAAATACAGAAACACTATCTACATCTATTGCTTGTATTGTATAATCAGAAACACCGGATGTAGATATTGCAGATCTTATCTGAGATATAGGTACAGTCGTTCCCGGACGATGCGGTAGAAATAACGCTTCTATATTATCAATAATATTACTCTGCACATCAGATACATTCTCACCAGATGGAAGTAATATATTAAAATCGAATAATGCCTTTCCGTCAACTCCTAAAGAGTCAGTTATTGATGCAACGGTCTGATCTGCAGTAACAGGACGCACGACTTCAATATGATTCTGTGTATCAGATACAAGCAAAGAACTAGGGACGGGATCAGAACCGAATGCTGTAATCACGGTCGTGACTGTTCCAGGACCATTTGCAAGTGGATAACACCATGCACGTACAACACCATCTACTTCTGTTGCCCATCTTACATAGTCTGCTGAAGAACCACCAGCCGGAGGATTTTGAATTCTTTGAAGAATCCTTGACCTATAGTCTTCGAGATCCTCTTTGTCAATTCCTCCGGTTATATCTCCATCTATTTCTACTTCATCGTCAACTCCTGCAAGTGTTGAAACCATCTGTAGATATACTGGGTCTGGTGGATTAGTTCTTAGTAGATTGCCATCCTCACCAGACTCAATTGCTTGTATACTGACAGATGCAACTCCGCCGGAAATCGTAACTGGTAATGTGGTTCCATACTCAATGCCTTGATCGTTCTGTAATCGCGTGTCTGTATCAATTAGTGTTCCGTTCGTACCTGAAAATATAGCAGTGCCAGAAGCAAAAGAACCTCCCTTACGAGGAACTCTCCACATATTTCCGTGCATGTTCTCTAGAAAAAACTCAGACGCGGTTGTAACAAATAATTGATCTGTTATCCAAGCAAGATAACCATAGAGAGCGTGTAGACTACCAGCAAAAACTCTCGCAAGAATTCTTAATAAAGCAACTCGTAATAGAGCAGTCTTACCAAAGAGCCTAGACTCTATTCCTTTTTCTATTCGATCTTTAATCTCAGATATTGTTGGTCTTTCGTATGCCATCTTACTGTCTCCTTAGTAATTGCTCTTCCCAATTATAAAAGAATTTATAAAAAATTGTAGGTTCGTTTGGTCTAACAAATGACAAAGACATTCCTAATGTGTTCTCGATATCTCTACGTCTTTCAACTGCAACCAGTACCGATTCCACAACTCCATCATCTATCATCCATTGAAACCCTTCTGTAAGGAATTGCTTCGCAAGTGTTGGTATCTCATCAACTGTTTTAGAACGACGCAAGAGCCAGAGCTTTGTTCCTGTAAGATACCCCTCTACAACAGGAACACCATCCTGCCACGAACCACCCTTGTATCCATTATCATCTGGTAAATCATCATCTTCATCTGCTCTACGATCAGTCAATAGTGTAATAATTACAGCCGTCTCAAGACCAGGATCACGCTCCACATCTCTGTCAGCTAATCCTATTTCCCCATATTGCTTATCTACGTCAAAATATAAACGCATATCCCCACTAAGAGGCTCTGTTGGTTCAGGAAGTATCGAGAACGGATATGTTGTTTTTGTCAACGTAGGCAATCCCCAAGCTTCCACAGAAGGGATACTATCCGGTAAGATATACACAAGACCTACAGAAGTAATAGGAGCACCAAAAGCTTCTTCAGATAATATACTATATGGTGTAATTTCTGTTCCTGGCAATGGCGGTATAGTTAAAAGACCGAATGCTTCTGAAGTTCCAATACTCTGGGGAGCGGTTAATTGCGACGCATCGACTTCCAACTCAGAACAACTATATTGTCCTTGCTCAATATGGCTCGCATTGAAAGATGCTTCCCAATCGTATATCGGAGATAGAGGGCTATAATTTGACAGGCCTCCAGCCCATGCGAACAAGTGTCTAGTATTCGTAACATTTATAGCGATATCGCAATTGCCGGAACCCTTATCATGTCCCACACTAATCTGTATATCTGTATCGCCAAGTAGACCGGCTGTCATCGGCATACTTCCACTATTATATATCGTTCCTGTTTGTTGTGTAAATACTTGAACATCCCAACTAGCATTCCCAAAAGATGATGGTCTAGTGTTTATTGTTACATTTATATAATCTGACCCAGGACCAGATACACCATTCCAAAATCTCAATGATATGGGAGAACTTCCACCAAAAGAAACGACAGTAGAATCATTCCAATTAGCTTTCACTCTCACTCGAGAATTAAAAATACGCATAGGAAAACTATCTACTCTACAAATATAGTAATGCGGGAGCAGAGGTCCGTATGTCAATCCATTAGTGGGATGTATACTGACAGAGCCACCTACAGACGCATAGTCTGACGCATTGAACGTAGGATGGTCAAAAGAAGGATTGTATATATCTGACATATTATTCTGCCTCTACTTTGCTGGTTAGATGTCCATCATCCATTTGCTCATTTGGTAACAAAGAACTCCCGGCTGTAATTGCACATGTAAGAGCAGGGATTGCAATAGTCCCGGTGACTCCTACACAACTATGTGTATGCGAATTAAACAGAGTCTTAAAAGAATCATTTACTAATTTTTTCAAAGATGAGTTCCCAATATTTATATCACCAGAAGCTTTTATATTGACATCTGCGTTAGGAGCATCTACTAGAATCCCATCATCTTTCGTCAACTTAATAACATTCCCATCGTAGTCATATAGGGCGACACCGCCTTCTGGTAGACCCTTTATCCTATATCTACTATCATCCACAGCGACAGCGATAATATGGTCCTTATTACCATTGACAGCACAAGCCAAGACCTCTGCATCTTGCAGTGGATGACTTGACAAACCGTAGGTCTGTATCCTTTCAACATTGTTCTTGACTTCATCTTTGCCAATCTTTATCTGTAACAACTGCATCGCAGTAGAATCATCCACAAGGGACACGACAGCTTGACTAATGAGCATCGTTATCCTGTTCCTAATAGGCTCTAGTATACGATTTAATTGTGCCGAGAAATCCATAGTTACCAGCCGAAGCCAAAACCCTTCTTTTTAGATTTCTTTGTTATCTTAACATTCGCAGATGGATCTTTAGTATATGTATCTTTATTAACAAGTGTAAGACCAGCCGAAGATCCACCAGAATTCTGATCCAAAGTAACATCCTTAATAAGAAGTTCTTCAGCTATATCAAGAGGTGGAATTTCAGTGTATACCAAAGTCCCAACTTCCCATATCTCATTATTACTTTGAAACCAACTTGGAAGTGCGACCTCAACAGAGCCAGACTTTCCAGCCCTTATCTGTGCTTCCCATCTTACTTGGTTCTGTGCATCCTTAAGTGTCCCTTTACTACTAAGGGATACAATCTTTCGACGATAACGAGAACCAAAGACTTCATCTGTAGCATTTGAAGAAATTTCATTAGTGGATTTTTTCCATCCACCGCCATCCCCACTCCTTTGCCCTCTAACTGTATAATGTGAGAACCTATCTGAATAATCAAAATCCCCAGATACGTTTTTCAATCCTCGTCCAAAAATCAATTTATCTTGAGCACGTCTATCTCCTGTCGTTATCAATTCAAGATTACCATTAGGATTTGTAACTGGCAGTATCCCTAGTTTTTTACTTATCCTATCTATTATTTCAAAGATAGATTCGCCACTATTGATTGATAAATCTAAAGAGGCATCTTTCCCGACAGCCGTCCCAGAAATAAAATCCAATCCTATATCATAGTTTAATAACAGGTCTCTAACAATAGTTGAGAACTGGACTTTGTTCCAAGAATTAGATGGTAAAAATTCTGCAGAACAATCAACAAGATCTCCAGTTTTAGATCGTCCTTTTATCGCAACATTATTACTATTATTCCCAACCTTAATATTAGGATTATCAATATAACCAGTAAGAACAAGTGTCTGCAACTGTGAAACAGAAACATCCCTATCTACGTAAATTTGTATTTCCTTATCAGGAGTCAGCGGTGTATCCTCAGGACTCCATACATCCAACATATTAAATTGATAAGTATCTGCCAACGCATCTAGAGACCGTGTGATACTCACAGACTTCCAACCTGTTAGTATCTTATTGTCAACGGATAACGATATCTTATCTTTCGGCATCTTCTATCCCATAATCTTTGAATTTTTTATAAGCCTTAAACTTCTTATCTGCTCTTTCTAATTGCTCATCCGAAATAATCTCAAATACTAAAAAAATTAGTATAGACTATTTCCTCATGTATTATATCCTGAAGAGCAGGTTTAACAACACCAAACCAGAACCCTCCTATAAGAGTCCCGCAGAAAGTTATAATTTCCATATAGAACTTTATTTTTTCAATTGTCTTCTTCATAGTAACTCCTAAACAGAAATCTTAACTTCTAAAGGCACACCACCCGGAACCATTCCTGGATGACGTATTGCGTTTCTGTCAATAATATCCTGCTCCTCATCAATTGTACCATACAAAGAATACGAATGCACAATCGCTGGGAGGGAGACATTAGGAACAAACTCTGCCAGCCTTGGGAGCTTACGACCACGTCTATCTGTGTCTCTTGACACTGCCGTCCGTAAATCATATAGAGAAATATACAGGTCGTCATCCGTAACACTAAGAAGTATTTCTTCAAGTTTTTTAAAGGCGATATCTCTAAGCTCTTCAGATTCTTCAAGACTTGTATACTCAAGTATTGACAACATACTAAGACCATTCACAATAGATACGTTCTGGAAGAAATCTGCGTATTGACTAGCAGGACTATCTATAATTATCTGCTCTTCAGGGACATAATCCCACATATCTTTCATCTCAAAAAATTGATCCCGTGAGTTCTCAGGAGTAGCTGGAAAATCGTCACTTGTCAGCGTGCCGAAAGATATAAGATCAACAGTCTCCTGTCCTAAATCAACAACATCGTACGCGAGCTGTATCACTCTTCCTTGTGCATTCTCAAGGTCGCGTGAGAAATCAGATACAGCGGACACGATCCTTTTAGAATCACCTATCAGAGAAAGACCGTCATCTATTGTACTGATAGCATTTTGTGATACAGAGTACGGGACTTGTGCAATTGAATACACACGCGACAAGGCTGTTCTACAAGCGTCTAACGCTGTTTGTTTTTTCAACGCGACGTCTGTTACTGTATCAATAATCGTAGTTGGAAATTCTCGTTCACCAGTCTCTACGAAACTAATAGTGAACCGAACCATCCTGCCTTCTTGAACGGTTTCTCTGAATAAGTATGTAGAAACCGAGACTGTAATATTACCAAGATATGGATGTACTAATATTCCAGGGCCTTCTTTCTCAAGGGCATCTACAAGCGTATCTCGAGGACCGAAGTATTCATCGCCTAAGATATAGGCATCTATATTATATCTGCGGGCTTTCCTACCCATATCTTCAACATCAGGCTTCTCTTCTTTAGGGAACTCATTGACGGCAAGTCTACGACCACCTGAGTTCTCAGCGGATGGAACAAAAAAAGATGCGTTCCGAAATTTGGCCTGTCTGAAAGAATCTATCCAAGGCATATTATCCCCTATGGAAACGCAAGACCGCGAGTAACCTCGGTGTCTATAGTCCCACTCGTTGTTTCTGAAGTAATTTTAACTCCTGCTCTATCTTCAATTTTTAAAGTCGTTTCATTCTTATTCGTATTTACATTACTAACGCCAGCCATAAGAGCATCTGCACTAAGATCAGGAGTAGAAGGAGCTTGCTCAACTCCTGGCGTCAGACCTATCTTTTTCTCTAACCATTTAGGCAACACAATCCTAGTGATCGCACTAAGTAAATCAAGTATCTTACCCACAACAAAGGAAAGAGCTTTGCCTATTAACTCTAGGATCTTAAAGAATGGCCACATAACATACAACAATATCTTTCCTAACCCTAACATCGTTATCCCGAAGAGCTTGATAAATGGCAATATCTTTCCCCAGTTATTTATAAAGACACTAGCGAACAACCCTACAGGACCAGTGAATGCAAGAAAACCAACTGCCATATCTTTAATACTCATCCCAAACTTCTCACGCATTGCAACAAACATCCCAATAAGGACGCCAATACCTGCGATCATAAGTGTAACTGGATTCAGAAGTATCGCCATCATGCCTCCCGCTCCAGCTATAGCCCCTCCAATAGTTGCGACACTGGAGATGAGTGTTCCAAAGATAACTAGGAGTGGACCAGCGACGGCAACTATCGCCGCAAAAATTGCTCCCATCTTAAGTAGTTGAGGATTAGCTTTCGCAAGGTTACGGACAAATATTGTAACCTTCTTAATCTTGCTAGTGAACGACGCCAAGATGCCTGTATCTTTTATCATAGAAATTCCAAACTCTTGCAGAGCACTCACAAGAGCTTTAAGTTCTCCAGTAAATGACTTCTCAAAAGCTTCTGCAGACTTACGTGCTTCTCCAGCACTATCTTTTAGATCAGTATTTAATTCTGCAAATGCTTTGTGTCCTTGACCTACAAGAGCAACCATTCCTGGACCAATTCTCCTCCCAAATATTTGTAGCATATCCGCGGTCGTTGCTCCTGATTCCCCAAAGGCACGAATAACTTCTCCGAGATCTTTTATATTTCCACTTGTATCAACTATAGCCGATTTAGGAATCTCCAAACGTGCAAGAGCAGATCTTGCCTTATTTGAAGGGTCTGCAAGCATTGCAAGAACTCCGCGCAATTGTGTTCCAGCCATTGCACCTTGGATACCTGCATTAGATAATTGTCCTATCGCAGTCACTGTCTGGTCAATTGGTATCTTCATTCCTGCAGCGATAGGACCTACAAATTTCATCGCCTCTGCAAGTTGTTCCATATTTGTGTTGGCAGAGTTCATCGTGTCTGTCATAAGGTCTACAACCGCAACCGTCTCAGATGCATCTTTATTGTATGCGGTCAATACATTAGATACTATATCTGCACTCCTACCAAGTTCTATCTGTGCGACAGTTGCAAGATCAAGAGTCGCTGGCATCGCAGACATAATCTCATTAGTTTTAAAACCGGCCATCCCCAAGAAACCCATACCCTCTGCGGCTTGGGATGCCGTGTGCAAAGTCGTAGCTCCCAAGTCTCTTGCTTGAGACTCGAGAGCCGCGAATTGCTTCCCCGTTGCTCCTGTCAAATTCCCAACTCTCAACATAGACTGCTCAAAATCTGCAGTAGTCTTGAGAGCGGCGACTCCCATCGTAACTAGTGGGACAGTCAATGCCATCGTCATAGAACGTCCAGCGCGCGACATTGATTTCCCAAACTTGTCAATTCTCTTTTGAGACTTGGCTATCGTACTGGAAAACTTGTCAACACCTTGGATGACTATCCTAATTGGCTGAATCGCCATGAGAACCCTCTATCGTTTCTTGTTAAGACTTTTGATTATTTCATCTGATCTTTCTTTCCAAAACGCAATATCTCCAGCGTCAAATTCCCACATCTCACTCGGTTGAAATTTAAACAGATACGCGAAAAGACCTAACGATTGTCGCCAGTCGTCAGGCCAGGAGGCAAAAAAGAATTTATGACATTAGAAAGAACCATGAAATCCCCAGCATCAATCTCCTCAATAAGAGCAAAAGGTTCCACAGTCGCCTGAGATATCAAGGATATCTGATCTGTGAATGACATATCAGACCCTCGCATACCTTTAAAATGTTTTGCTTTAAGACGCTTCGTTATAACAATTGTTTCCCGCGTCTCAGATCCCCACTCAATAGGTTCCCGCAATGTGAGAGTAAATGGGAGTTCTACTTCACCTTCTATCAGCTCAAAATCCTTAGCCGTAATTACGTTGGCCATTTTAAACTCCTTGAGAATTGTGTTAAAGAACTAGACTATCTTACTTCCTCACAAGACATACCTTCCCATCTTGCTTGAATATTTGCCTCTTCAGTTGAACCATCACCATCTGCGGCATAGACACCTTCCTTGAGAACTATTACCTTCCCGTTCGCAAGTGAAAGAGTCACTGTAACATCGTCAGCATCCATAAATGTTTCAAGATTCAAACTACCGCGATCCGTTATTTCCCCCTCTATGAAAGGGACCTGCGGGAGTGCCTTATATCCATGGACACGATCCTGACCTACGATCATCTCCTTCTTGAGACGTCCAAGATTATAAGTGAAACTTCCTTTCGCATTCTGGATCTCACCGTTTGTTTTCAATTCGATGATACCAGAAACCCTGTTATCGCCCATCATTACCTCCTAATTGAATTATATAAAGAACAGTTTACAGATTAACCCTGTAACAAGAACTGGAGCGTCGCTGCTCCAACACGGAACTGATTGACAAGATCAGGCGGAAGGATCCATTCAAGACGGTTAGGATCAGTTTCCGAACGAACACAGACAAGATCATTTTTGAATTGATCTATATCTTCAGTAAGACCAAGATTCTGCCAACCTCTGAAGATATTTATCGCTTCAGATTTCCCCAGCTTAGGAGTCATTACAACCTGTCCTGCTCCTATCTGAACATCATCATCTGCCAGTTTTGCGCGCGAATACTTTGTGAGAATTTGCGTGCGGAAATCATAACGCAGATACATAAGTGTAAACAATGTATTCGCATCAAGATATGCAATATCCTCAGCTCCGAGAGCATTGGTCTGATACATAGTAATCGCACGCTGGATACGAACCTTGCCTCCATTGTCAACATAGAACGTGGAGATACCGTCATAGAGCAATGAATTATTTTCTGCCAGCGTAAATCTTTCTGTAATCGCTGGGGGAAGTATGCCCACGAGTTCAAGAGTTTGGAATGGGCGAGCAGGATCAGCCGATGCCTCTTGTGCCAATTGACCAGCAAGAGCGGATGCAAATTCAGGAGAGTATCCTGGAATTTTCTGAGAGTGCATAACCTCAACAAACTTAGAATTCCGAGCATTGCCCCAACTTGACAGAGTGCCAACTGTTCCACGACGGCTTGTAATATACTGTCCGTCAATCATCCGCAGAGGACCGAACCTGTCAGCAAGTTCTGTCTCAATAGCGTCAAGATTTGTAGCATCATAATAAGGAGCAGAAATAACATTATACCACTCGTCACCAAGGATTGCGATAACAGATGAAAGAAGCGGATTGTTTGCTCCAGCAACGACACTTCCCATTGTATTTACCGTACAAGTAACACCAATAGGGAGCTCTTCACCAGAATTATAATTGATCCTGAGATCAAGATCATTTCCAGCCTCGCCCTTGTTTCGTGCTGTCAAAGTAACTGTCCCAGTTACATTGTTCGCAGTTACTGGCATCGTAGTATCTGCATTGATCGCAGTCGCAAGTGCGTCACCAATAGCAGTCGCGGCAACACCGGAAGCGACAGCCACTGCAAAACGAACTCCCATAACGTATGCAATAAAAGAACCTGTCGCAGTTGCAGAACCACCAATAACAAATGTCCCTGTCGCAGCGATACCAGAACCTGCATCATCAAGACTGCATCCATAAACATCAGAGATTTTATCATTGGCGAAGAATGCTTTAAACTGCCGAGAAAGCTGAGAACCAACTCCATAAAGTTGCATCGCTTGATCGTAGCTTGTTATCTTGTCAATGTTTAACTCTGGCTTCGTGCCTGTGGACAATCTCTGTCCAACCAAAAGAACCTTATACTTCAAAAGACTAGGTCCCTGGAATGCTCGACTAGAATCGAACTCCACATATACAAATGGGACTCTAAGAGTACTAGGAATTGTCATCGCCTACCTCCTCAGTTTTGTTAGAATTTTTCTTCTGTGATTTCTTTGTGTCTTTGTTCTCTTCATTGGTTACGACCTCAACATCACCAGCAAGTACCTGTCTGTTGACGTAAGAATTCCGTGTAACCTCAACACCACTCTCAGGAACTTCACGACCATCTTCTAATCGCGCAAGACGTCCTTCGACTTTCTTGATAATAACTCTTTCCATTATTCCTCCCGGATAGTTACATTGTCTTCTGCATCTGCATTGTTTGTTGGTTTATATTCAGTAATAAATTTCAAGAACTCATCCAGCTCGCCATTATTAAAGGCTTCTTGATAGTATTGTATCTCCCACACAAGACGCTCTGATGCAATATCTGCATCCCCCTCAATTTGGATATTAAGAGCTTCTGTGCTCTTCAATGTTATATCGTTAACTAATCCCTTTAATCCCATAAACCTGTCAGCAAAAAACGTCTGCTCTATTTCCCATGCCCGCGAGTCAAGAAAATCATCAAGAGCATTATCCCGCACAGACTCCAACCTATGCACCACTTCTGTGACGAGCATCAATTTCTTTTCATACTCACGAGGACGCGTATCTCCATCATCCGCTTCTTCATTAGTAAAATAGATTAGACATGCTGGTAGTTCAGTAAGGAACAAAGGTTTCGGCCGAGAGCAGAACACCCTCTCAGCTACATCTACATTCTCCTTCAAAAGTTCCTTCGCCTTATTCCTTATAACTATTCTAGGACTAGGTTGTATCTTATTTTTTTCGACAATAGCCACTAGACTGTCCTTTCATAATGGAGCTCTATTTCTGAAACTCCGGTTCCGTCTGGCTCTGCATGTACGACTTGATAATTTGTTCCATTTATAATCATCTTATCCCCTTTTGTTGGGGAGAATTTGAAATCGCTAGTTTGACAAGTGAACAAAGGATTTCTTGAAGTAACAGAAGCCATCGTATCAGGATCAACTAGAACAGTATCTTCATCAAAGATACCAGTAAGAGGGAAACTGTAACCATTCTGATGGATATAAGTATACTCATCTGCAAACTCTTCATCGTTGAAGAAGCCCTCTTCAAGATCAGTTTCCATCTGTGTCATAAATGAATTAAGAACAACTGCCAACACTATAGGAGTTCCAAATCCCTCAGAACTCGGAATACCCGAACCAGTAAGATCAAGAATCAAAACATGCCGGACAGTATGCAAACCAAAAGCTTCTTGAGATACAATCCCTATTGGGGATATATCAACATTACCAGTAGAAATAGTGACCGCACCAAAAGCCTCTGAAGAAATAATAGAATCAACTTGTATAGATTGTACAATATTAACAGAACCAAAACTCTCAGCAGATGCTATTCCATTTGGAGAAATATTTACATTACCAGCAAGAACTTCTGGCTCCCCAAACTGCTCTTCAGAATTTATACTTATTGGACGAATTTCCACACCACTAACAACAATAGACAAAGAACCAAAAATCTCAGATGATGCAATTGAATAAGGTGAGATCTGAACTCCTGCAACTGTGATATAAGGAACACCAAAAGATTCATCTGATTCAATACCATTAGGAACAATATTTACGTTCCCGGTACTTATTGAGATTGAACCAAAAGCCTCTGAAGATAGTATGCTATCAGCTTGTATATAGGCCGACCCTGCTCCTATCGTAGGGCTCCCCCACTGCTCGCCAGTGGCTATACTGCCAGCACTAACAGCAACACCACCCCGAACCACCGTAAGGCTCCCAAAGGCCTCCTCAGACACAATACCAATAGTCTCAATAACTACGACACCAGAATCAATTGTAGGAACACCGAATGCTTCGGCGGAAACAATACCAGTAGAAGTTATTCCTACATTTCCCGGTAAGATAGTAGGAGCCCCAAATGCTTCCGCCGAAGATATACCATCCGGCTTTATTTCCATATTAAGAATTACATTTCCAAAAGCCTCCCCACTGGGAATGGAAGTGGCCTGGATATAAATATTGCCAGCCGAAATCGTAAGCTGTCCAAATGCTTCTCCAGATAAAATACTATTAGGAGTCACATAAACAGGACCTCTACTAACAATAGGATTTCCCCATGCTTCTTCAGAAGATATATTTCCAGCTCCTGTTATCTCCATCCCAATCTCAAGCAGACCAAAAGCCTCAGAACTTGGGATGCTATCAGGAGCAGTAGTCTGATCGTATTTTAAAGTTAAACTCCCAAATGCTTCAGAGCTATCAATACTAGAAATGTAAATTATCAAATCTAAAGTAGGACTGCCAAAGGCTTCCCCACTTACAATACTATTGGGAGTTATATCCTGAGCAAGAAAAACACTAGGCGATCCAAATGCTTCAGAGCTATCAATACTAGAAATGTAAATTATCAAATCTAAAGTAGGACTGCCAAATGCTTCTTGCGATACAATACCATTAGGAACTATATCTACATTACCAGGAGCAAGAGTAGGTTGTCCAAAAGCTTCACCGGAAACTATACTGTTAGGATAAACAATAAGAGCAGAAACAGGAGTTCCTTCTGTCCAAAAATCTTCAATAACATTATGATTATTATATTCAGTACTCCTCCATACATCAGATAAAATCCCATGTCTCCATCTTGCTTCAACAAGAACACCATCAAAAAACTCAGACTCCCCTCCTGATCTACCAACATTTACAGCATAAGATCCATCAGAAGGTTCTCCTGAAGCAGTTGTACTTCCTGTCCAATCTGCAGAACCATCTACTGTACTTCTTATTGATCCACCATTCTCAGCCCAAGATAAGTATATTGACTTCCATGTAGATTGTGTAAATGCTTGTCCATCATCATGAGATTGACCTACTCTACAACCTACAAGACCACTTGCATCATCAGATCTCCATATTCCTACAGTAGGAGCAGAAAATTGTTCTCTATCTTTTGTAAAAACTCCTCTCCATTCTCCACCTTGATCGTGAGAATAAGCCCAGATCTGTATCGTAGTATCTTGGTATTGATTAAAATCTGCATGATCTGAGACAGTAAAATAATCTGAAGTGCCATTAAAATCTTGACCTTGTCCTATCTTAGACCAAGTATTATTCGGCAAGGAACCTTGATACGCTCCATTATGATTTCCAGCAGAATCTACAACTGTAGAACCACTTTCTTCATTCATGTGATATACTGATACATAATCAGACCATACTGCATTTCTACCAAAAGCAGAATCAACGGCAGGTTGAGATTCACCAGACTTCTTATACCAGACCCATATCTTTGTATCAGCAGAACTTGAAACAGTAGGGACTTTAACCCATATCTGAGCTGAATTCGGTCTTGTTGCATCTTCATCAAGATGAAAAGCTTCTATCTCACAAGGTAACTGATTAACTCCAAATTCATCAGAAGAAAAACGAATATCACCACCATCACTGAGAGCATGATTTGGTCCATCACTATCAAACATCTCATCGGGAAACGGATATCTCTTTAACAATGAAGGATAATCCGTCAACGTCGCATCTATCTTAGACGCTTGTATCGTCAGTTTTGCCTTTCTTGCCCATCCTGTTGGAAATGCCATAATAGATAATCCTATATCTGAATAGATTTATAAAAGAAG